TGCCGATCTGTTCCCTTCCCTCGGCGTGGAAGGTCTTAACTCTTCCTTGGTTCTAAGTCGCCTCGGTGTGCGATGATGGACTTTCCTGTAATAAGGAGGCTCCGTTATGGCAAATACAAATGCGCCTTTCGGATTCCGTCAATACAGTGGCAACGGTTCTGCTCCAACATACGAGCAAGTTGCTGTAGTTATTGACTATAATGCTGGCGCGATTTATTTCGGCGATCCAGTAACACAACAATCAGACGGTTCCTACGCACAAGCAGCTTCAACAGGTGCAACACCTGCCGCTCTCGGCATCGGTGGCATTTTCCTTGGCTGTCAGTATCTTTCAGTTTCTCAGAAGCGTGTTGTTTGGTCAAACTATTGGCCTGGCAGCGACGTTGCTTCTGGCAACTATGTCACTGGTTATATCGTCAACGATCCAAATGCTCGCTTTATTGCTCAGACGGACAGCACAGGTCTTGCTTTCCCAACTGACATTAACGCAACCATCGGTTTCGCAATTGGCACAGGCAATACTGCAAACGGTATTTCTGGCGCTTATCTCGATACAACAACCCTCAACACAGCTACGTACAACGTGAACGCACCGTTCAAAGTTGTCGGCATTTATCAACCTTTCGTTGCTGGCTTCCCTGGCGCTTATGCCAATGGCCAAGCATATGATTGGGCGATTGTGGCGTTCAACAATGTTGCTACACGCAACTTCACTGGCGTCTAAGGAGTAAGGACCAATGGCTGTCAATCTCAGTTCCATTAAAGACCTTCTCCTCCCTGGACTTCGGGGCGTTGAAGGCAAGTACGAGATGATTCCATCTCAGTACGACAAAATCTTCACTAAGCACGATTCGAAAATGGCTCTCGAACGTACCGCTGAAATGCGTTACCTCGGCCTTGCTCAGTTAAAAACTGAAGGTGCACAGACATCTTTCGATAACGGCGCAGGTGAGCGTTATGTCTACAACCAAGAGCATACAGAAATTGCTCTCGGCTACGCGATTACACGTAAAGCAATCGACGACAACCTCTATAAGACACAGTTTGCTCCTTCAAACCTTGGCTTGATCGAATCATTCCAGCAAACCAAGGAAATTTACGGCGCAAACATTTTGAACACCGCAACAACCTACAATTCTGCAATTGGTGGTGACGGCGTTGCTCTCTGCTCAACATCCCATCCTATCGACGGTGGTACTGTTGCTAACACTCCTTCAACTCAGGTTGATCTGAACGAAGCTACATTGCTTAACGCAATGATTGCAGTTCGTACAAACTTCAAAGATCAAGCTGGTCTGAAAGTGTTTGCCCGTGCGCGTAAACTCATCGTTCCTCCTCAGTTGGAACCAGTTGCAATCCGTCTTGTAAAGACAGAATTGCGTCCAGGCACAGCTGACAACGATGTCAACGCGATTATGATGACCAGCGGTGGTCTTCCAGAATCATACATGGTGAACGACTTCTTGACTTCAGCCTATGCATGGTTCTTGCTGACAAACATTGATGGTCTGTCATACATGGAACGCATTAAGTTCGAAACCGACATGCAAGTTGATTTTGTGACTGATAACCTCTTGGTTAAAGGTTACGAACGCTACTCGTTCGGCTACTACAATTGGAGAAGCATCTACGGCTCATTCCCAACATCTTGATAATGTTGAGAAATTGGTTTCTGTAGTAAACTCTTGAAACATCTTCATAAAGGTCTATGGTTCTAAAAAAAATCATAGACCTACTTAGAAACCAAACCGTAGGCTCTCAGAAAGGATAGCCAAAATGTCCGATATTAATGGTGGGTTTTACCCGAATGCGAACGGTTCATCCGTTTGGCCTGGTACACAGTTTAACGGCCCAATCACGGCTGGTAACGTAGTTCACTCAGATGGCACGGGCAACCTTGCTGGTCTTGGTGAAACAAGCGGCACTGCAAACTGTGGCTATGTTGTGATGGCACAAACTGCTGTGGTGACACAAGCAAGTGGTGCTACTACGATTGTTATCCCTGCCCAATCACAGATCCTTTCCATCAATTTGATGGTGACGACTGCGTTTACAGGTGTGGCATCTACTCTTTCCGTCGGCGCAACCGCTGGAACGACTGCTGCAACAGCATTTTCTGCTAACACAGTAAGTGCGGCATCTGCTGGCTTGGTGGCTATTACGCCTTCCACAGCTGCCCAGATCGCTAACTGGGATAACGTATCAAACAGTACCTTCCAAACTGGCGGTCCTCAAGACGTTCAGATTAAGGTAACTTCGGCAAACACTGGCTCTGGTGTGGGTACATTGACTGTGACCTATCTCCAAGGCATCAACAACGCATCGTAGTAGGAGGCTCTTATGAAGGGTCATAAAGCGCATCACCACCGTGGCCACAAGAAAGATGGCGGGCCAATGGTTGGTACAAAAGAGTGGGAAATGGACAAGGCTCCTAAAGACGTTTACGAAGGTAAAGATTCGAACGTCGTGAAGGAAGCTGAGGAGCGTAAGCATGGTGGCCGTACAAAGCGTAAGCACGGCGGTCATGTAATGCATCACCACTCAGGTCATGTTAAGCACGTCGGTTCGGTTCACGGTGAGGCTGCAAAGCATCACGCTGGCCGTAAGGCTCGTAAGTCAGGTGGCAAAGTTGGTGCAGACATGCATCCTCTTTCTTCTGCCCACAAGGGTACACACCCCAAGGGCCACAAAGACATTGAAAGCGACTAAGCATTAGTCTATAAAAGGCGGGAGGAAACTCCCGCTTTTCTTTTGTGGGTGAAGCTTGGCCAAAACTCGCCCTACCCAGTGCTGCGAATGTGGTGC